CAACATATGCCATTAGCTTTTCAGCATCAGGAGTAACACTTACTAATTCAACCGTCATCGTCTTCAAATACCTCATCGTAATCACTTGGGGAAGAGAATGCTTGTTCATCCTTATAGGTGTAAGCATCCACATCGGAATAAACCTCAGCTTCTAGTGCATCTACCAGAAGTTTGAGGTTTTTAACTATTAGTTTCAGTTTGTCTCTCGCTGGTTCCATCAGGTTCTGCTCCATAATCTTTTAATAATTTAGAAATTTTTGTTTCTTGACCACTTAAAGTCTGAATCTGATATAAGTTTGTCTTCATATACTTCTTGAGGTTTTTATATTCTTTGGTAAGTTTATTAACCTCCTCGTAATTAATTTTTACACCTTTTTTCTCTTCACCACCACCAAATCCAAAACCAATTTTACTCATTCTTCTGGCCCCACAATTTTCTTTTTCCTTCTCCGAGGTTTAGATGGTTTCTCTACACCCCAAAGTTTAGGACTCATTAAACCAGGCCCATACTCAATGGATACTAATTGTGATGAACCAAACTTGTCATAGTACATATCAAAAATATTAACTCTACTAGCAGCACGAACTAAATCGGTTCTAAGTTCTTTCTCATGTTTATATGTTACAACATAAGCATCTGATGGAAGATACTTATTAGTTCTTTGTTCTTCATTACAATTTTCAACAATCAATTCAGTAGAATATTTATTGTTTAATTGTTCCTTTTCCTTAGCAGTCCAATAAAGTTTTGGTCCTTTAACTTCTTCAGTTTTAGTTTCAACTTTTGCTTTGGCCATACTATGCTCCTCTTCCTCCCCATTCAATGTCTGGAAATGCTTCTGTTACAACTGCCTTAGTTATCTTATACTTATCAGTAAGTTTCTTATCCTTCATCAAACATATTACTTCAGCTTCATCTGAATGAAGTCCTTCTAATAATTGTAGGAATAATTGTTCTCTCTTTACTGGTTTAAGAAAATCATTACCACCTTTAATAAAGTTATAAAGAACTTTATGTTCATGTGCTAGGTAAGTATGTTCTGTACCTGCTGGTGCTTCATTCTTATCAAAAGGAACAGGCCCTTCTGGTAGAATTGATACAACAGAGTCATCAAAATTCCAAATAAGAACCGACTTTAAATGTAAAGACTCATTCTCTTTTAATACTTGAATTTTCTTTGCTTTAGTTCTCTGTTTAGAAACCTTAGCTAATACTTCACTTAATAGTGGATTACTTGGTAGTCTTTGATCACCAAGTTCAGGATGTGTTTCAGTCATTGTCATAGTTAATCTTCTTCTAGTTCTTCCTCATCAAGAATGAGGTCTGCATTTTCAAATCTAAACGAAATTACTTCGTCAGGGACTAAGTTACCATGTTCGTCAAACATTTCAGGGTGTACAGGAAAGTAACTCATTTGTTGTTGCTGTACATGTTGTTGATATAACCAACCTATTATACCACCAACTAAGAGAAAAAGCACGGAAAAGAGTGCTGTAAAGGTCAATGTAACATCTAACATCTTACGCTCCTGTTTAATTTGGGTTTGTTTAAACTGTTGTTGTAATAAATCCCTCCTTGATGGTTGCAGCATTAAACTTATGCCTTTATTTATTCGTAGATTTCCTCCTTCCCCTTCTTTTATCTGTTTCGTATCGGGAGGCATCTTCTAGAATTGTATTAAGATAATTTCTAATTTTTCTGGCATCTGGTTTAGGTATGTGATGATATGCTTCACGAAGTTGTTTGTGATCATTGTCATTACCACCCTTTATGTACTCATCTAACTCATGAATTACTTCTTTCAATTCAGAAGCAGTACTACTTTGATTAAATTCCTTTACATCAATACCAGTTGTTTTAGAGGACTTAAGATAGTCATAAAACTTTAATAGAAATTTCTTTTTTTCAAATGCATAGTCAATAGCCTGTTCTACAATAAAATAGATGTCGTCTTTAACTGTTACTGTCATTTAAATTAGTTTTTTTTCTTGAAGGTACTGTAGTGTTTCCATACATCCCCCAAGTTTTTTACCATCTACGGTTACTTGAGGGAACCCTTTTCCTTGCCCGAACTCTTGATTGAACTGATCTTTTGTAAAATGTTTGTCTAGATTATAGACAACAAAGTTCTGGTTCGAGTATTCTAACAGTTGTTTCGCTTTGGTGCAATATTTACAACCGTCTTTCGAGTATATAGTGAAGTTCATTTTTGTGGCAACCTCTTGTTAATGGTTATGGTCTTTGATTTTCTCTTCCCATTCTTTAAAAGATGATTGGCAATCAGGTGGTTCAGGATGCTTATATCCTTTAATTTTCATCCACTTATTATGCAATGCACCCAACACCCATGACTGAGAAAGACTCTTAGGACCATTCTCAAGTAGATCTAGCTCATACTTACTAGAGGTGTACGCTTTGTACTCCTCTCTCCAATTGGTATCATCCCAATCCTTACTTACCATTGACAGATTCCCAATCCGCTTGGAACAAATCTAATCCTTTGTCAGTAAGAATATGGTTATACATTTTATCAAATACTGCGACTGGCATAGTCACAATATCAGTACCACCCATGAAACATTCAGACACACTCCTAACGTCCCTCAGAGACGCTGCCAAGACCTGTGTACGTGCTAATTGTTCCTTATATAAAGTAGATATATCTTTAACCAATTGAACACCATCAAAAGAATTGTCATCAACTCTTCCTACAAATGGTGAAACATATGCAGCACCTGCTTTAGCAGCAAGAATAGATTGTGCAACTGAGAATATAAGAGTTACATTAACTCTGATACCATCTCTCGCAAGATGAGCACAGGCTTTAAGACCATCTGATGTACAAGGTACTTTAATAGTAGCACACTTACCAAACTTTTTGTGGAGTCTCTTACCCTCAGAGATCATATTCTCTGCATTACCAATGACTTCCATACTAATATCTTGAAGTCCTACATCTTTTATTTCTTGGTAGACTTCTTCTTGTTTCCTACCACTCTTACGAATCAGAGTTGGGTTAGTAGTAACACCGTCAATTAAACCAGTTGACCATCTACTTTTAATAAGATCAACTTCAGCTGTGTCCAGAAAAATTTTCATGATTTGTCTTTTTGTTGTACGTTATATTCGATCACAATTTTTTCACTGGTTCTACCAGAGTGACCGTATGTGGACAAATGTTGATAAGTGCCACCTAATTCTTCGGCAAGTTTCTTTGCCTTCTCTAATAATTCTGTTTTCATTGTTTTTTCTTACGATTCCTTTCAAGTTCTAATTGTCTTTCAAATTCATATTTCATTGTAGATAATGGTTGAACTAAAAATTGTTCCCATTCATTATCTTCAATAAGATCTTCAAGATGTGCCACATGTTCTAGTGCAAAAACTAATTTAGTTTCATTATTCATTCTCATAACCTATTGAATCTATATCCACTAATAAGAATACAAGCAACAACTAGTCCTACAAAGGACACCATAGTACCATAAGGGTGTTCTAACATGTCAATAAAGATTTTCTTCTTGTTCCGTTAATAGTACCACATCAGATGTGGGTTGTGCAACACATGTTAAGACATACCCATCTTCTAATTGATCATCGTCTAGGAAAGACTGATCTGTTTGGTCTACTGTTCCTTCTTCTAATTTCATTGCACATGAGGAACAAGCTCCTGCTCTACATGATGAGGGATGATCTTCGCCCGCTTCTTCTAATGCTTCCAAAATATAAGTATCGTCTGAACAATCAAATGTAGATTCACCACCGTCAGGCGTCTTGAGTGTAACTGTATACGATGCCATGTAACTTTTGCAATACAGATTTATATATAAAATCCTGATGGCTCAAAAATAGCCTGCGTATTTTTTTCGCTATATTTGAAAATAAAAAGCGAATTTCGCCATAAAAAAAGACCCCTGTGAAGGGGTCTTCGGGTGTTCCGATTGTAGAGACCGCACGAACGATGTCTCAATCGTATTTATTAACCTATTGCAGGAGCAACAAGTGCAACCTCAGATGTCTCAGCAGATGCTAAGTCAAGTGGGAAGTTGTGTGCATTTCTTTCATGCATAACTTCCATACCAAGGTTTGCTCTGTTAAGAACGTCACCCCAAGTAGGAACAACCTTACCAGATGCATCAACAACCGACTGGTTGAAGTTGAATCCGTTCAAGTTGAATGCCATTGTGCAGATACC